TGATACTACGCTGATGGAAACACCGTTGATGGCAGCGGTGCTGGCATCACCCCGAGTATCATCCAACACCAAAATTTCCTTGTTGGCTGGCAAAAGATCGCGACTTGTTTCTTGAATGTTGGTGGTTATGCGAATGGTGTTTTCACCAAGATAACCGCCGATGTTTAAATTGGTGATGGTTACTCGACCCGTGCCATAGTTTACTGTGCCCAGAGTTGCCTGCACAGTATTGGTAGCCGAATCATATAAATTAATTGCGCCGTTGCCTTCGTAGTTCGGTGGATTGCTGTCCGGAGCATCGCCAAGATATGCAGAAATAAAATTAGTACCGTTGTTATACAAGAACAACGTACTGACCAATTCTGCGGGATGGATCTTGCCAGGGAATTGTAGTGTGGCACTAAAGGATTCGCCTACCACCGGAGATATGCGTTTCTGTTGTCGCAGGATCAAAATACTGCTGATGATGCTGGGATCCATGTTTTGGATTTCGTCCTGCAGCTGTGACGCAAAAAAGCCGGCATTGAATCTTTCCAACTGCGAACTAAAGTATTCAGTGACTTTTTGTGATGCCAGGCCACTGAGCTGCTGTGCGGTTCTTGTAGTCAGGGCCGTGCGGTACTTAACATAGACATCTACGCCAACATAGGTATATTCTGGATCAACGAAAGCATACTGTAGTGTGGGCATGCTGCGGGGCTGCAGGGTATCGGTCACCAGACGAATTTTTTCTACGTCGGTTAATACATAGCCGTCGTAGGGCTTGATGCTGATAAACACTGTACCGTAGCGCGGTGGTACATTGGCTTCACCGCCCCATACACTCACACTTTCCGCGGCCGGCAAGGCCTGCTGTATGGCTGTGGCAAAGTCTGTGGCTGTAACTGTGCGATTGCCGCTGACATAGTTATTGCGGGCATTGAAACGAATCTGGTCAGTGGTTTCTGCATCCTGTCCGCCGGTGGGCGAACTGATGGTGGCAATGTAGCGATCATTTTGCTCTTCACCTAAAATGGTGTTGGTGTACCAGCTTAGATTTACGTTGCCGCTGATGTTGCCTTCGGTTCCACTGGTTACCACATAACGGGCTCGCACAACGTCACCGGGGCTGAGATTTTTACCCAGTATGCCGTCGCCAAAGTAGATCTGATACTGGCCTTCGCTGTTCTCTTCGATGAAATATACGTTGCTTGACGCACTGAGTTTGGTGATGTCGGCCATCTCAGTAAAGGTTTCGTTGTAGCTGCCGCTGCCGCCGTACTGCACGCTGACCTGCAGAGTGCTGATATCCACATCGGTATTGGGAATCACAAACTTTACTGCGGGACTTACGCCGGCGGGTACGTTCCAGAAGAAGTCGATTTGACGGCCTTCCACAATCTCCACATTTTCAAAACTATATACGCCGCTGATGGGTTCCACAACATAGCTGTTGGGATTGAAAAAGTTATAGGTGGTATTGCCAATCTGTGTAGTAAATCTGGTGAATCTTTCCAAAGTGGCTATGTTGGGGCCGTTGGCTACGTTGGCTATGGCTACATTGACCGTGGCTCGGGCGGCTCGACGACTGCGCGGAGTATAGCTAAGATGCTTGGCTATGCTGGCCACCGAACTGCGTTTTAGCGCAGTATCAATGAACATTTCATTGCTGGCCATGTTGGCCAAGATAGCATTGTAGTGCGTATTATAGGCCAGCAGATCTACCAGCACGCTTAGGTTACTGCCCTCGAAATCGTAGTCTGTGAACTGACTTTGACTGCTGAGAAAGGTCCGTATATTGGTTTTTATTTGATCAAAGTCCAGCTCAGTGACTCTGATGTAGGGATTGGATGCCATTAGCGCACTCTCGTAAATATGGTGTTGAAACGCAGGGGCTGTTCGGTGTTGCGTATTCTAAAAAGAATTTCAATTTCCAGGGCGTTTTCGTCTTGATTGGGACTGACCTGCACCTCTAAAAGTTCTACACGCGGTTCGTATTTGTTGATTACTGTGATGATGGTGCGTTCCGCAATAGTAATTACTACGGGCGTCAAACTTTCAAACATCAGACTGTGCAGTTGACAGCCTAGCTCGGGTTGAAAGGGTCGCTCATAGTTGCGTGTATGAATCAGATTTCTCAGACTGTTGCGAATCGCGGCTTCGTCGGCCTTGGTAGCCACATCGCGAGTTCGCGGATTGCGGGTAAAGGCAGCGTCTAGGTCGGTAAAGGTGCGGGTATTTCTGGTCATACCGTTATTTATCCTCCGCAGTACACGTTAGCACTGCCCGCTGAAATAATACTTAGACATCCGCCGCCGATACCATCGCCTATTCTAGCCACGGGTCGACCGTTGACAAAGGTTTTTGCGCTGCCGCTGGCAACCACACCGATGTGAAAATCATCGTCGCAGCTGTGAGCCGGCCATAGATCACCAACCGCATGCATGGGTATGCCGTTGACAAAAACCGTGGCATTGTTGCTAGCCGCCGAAGGTCGAGGCGGATAACAGTCGTGTCCTGAACACGGTACTCCGACAATTGCTACTGCTGCCATAATCGTTCCTTATTCTGTGATATTACAGGATCAGCCATTTTTATTTTCAATAGTTAAAGGGAGAACCTGGTCTTTGCTAATAAAATCTGCAATCATTGATTGCATTTCTTCTTCATTTAATTCCGGCGACATAACTTGTTCTGGGTTACCCCATGTTTGACTGCCGTCGGCGTGCACAGTAACTGTAGCCAATGGCGTGCCATGACATAAAGTCATATATGATTCCCATGCTGCCTTCGCCAAAAGTTCTTTGGCTTGTTCAAAATTATCGGCATCTGAATATGTGCCTTGATATGGATTGTGTACTCTATATACTGTGATCAAAATGATATCTCCAAATTGTTATAACAAGTAAAAATTACTATATTTCCATAATCATGTTACTGTTCCCCAAATTGTTCCTATTTTAAAAAAAGTAATTCTTCTGCCGTTAGAGGTTATGGCCCGGCCTGCTATACCACCAGCGCCGTTAAAGGCTGCACCACCGGCTGCGCCCCAACCACCACCGCCGCCGCCACCTCGGTTGGCGGCGCCCGATGCCCCGGGATTATTACCTGAACCGCCGGCCGCGCCGCCTCCGGGCCCAAAAGAGGGTCCACCACCTACACCAGGAAGTATTCTACCACCACCGCCGCCACCGGCAGCAGCTGGAAAACTAGGCCCGCCGGCATCACGGACCAGTATATACGCACCACCACCGCCGCCGGCGCCACCACCCAACCCATTTAGACCCTCGAAGCTTCCTCCTGCGGTGGCGCCGGCTGCTCCTGGCGCGCCACCTGGTCCGCCAGGACCACTAGCACCAGTACCTCCATTACCGCCGCCGGCGCCACCGCCACCACCGGTACCTGTGCCGGCATTGCCTCCACCTCCGCCGCCAGCAATATAACCAGAATTGCTTATAGTTAGATTTACCGTAGTATCAAGAGCCGTTCCACCGGCCTGAGGAGAAATGTAGCCGCCGCTGAACCCTCCACCACGACCACCTTTGCCAATGATGTAACCAAGGTTATTTATGCGTATGCCATTGGGCCAACTTCCATCGATAATCATTCCAGCATTTGCAATATCATCGCTGTAGATGTACACTGATGGTGGTATAACAATCACAGCTGTGGTGAACTGATCCCAACCGTTGCCGACCATGAAATTGCGCGCATTGAAATTAATTTGATTGCTGGTCACCATGACCTGATAACCCACGCCGGCCGCACTGCCGGACACCAAACCGTAGATGGTGCCTAAACTGGAAAATATCACGTCCTTGCCGTTGGTTTCCACAGCCTTGCCGCCGCGCCCAGCTGCTGGATAGGGGGCTATTATCGATCCGCCGGCTGCTCCCCAGCCACCACCACCACCACTACCCAACCCAGTTCCTGGGTTTGCTCCGCTACCCCCGATGCCGCCGTCGGTTTGAGCAAAGACTGTTACTCCACCGAAGCCATCGGGGCCGGTAATGCCTCCGCCGCCACCACCGCCACCACCGCCGCCGCCACGGCCATAAAAATCGGTGCCGAAAGTCCCACCCACACCACCCACACCAGGAATTATTCTACCACCGCCGCCACCCAGACCATTGCGACTACCCGGCGCGCGCGGACTACCAAAAGGACCTAGCTGAATATTTCCACCATTAGTACCGTCTGCACCAAGATTGCCACCCAGCCCCTGCACGCCTTCTGCGCCCGTGGTGGAGATCAGTCTACCACCCTTACCACCACCGGACCCGCCGCCGCCGCTACCGGCCGCGCCATAGTTTTGACTATTGACACGTCCTACTGCCGCAGCACCGCCGCCACCGCCACCAAGTATTGTACCGTTGTTGGTTATAAGAATATTTTGATTAGTAAAGATCCCAGAACCGCCGGGCTGAGCATCAATAGGTGAAGTGACACCAAGCGCACCAGCACCATCTCCGCCTCGGCCCATGATGATGCCGTTGTTGACGATATTAACTTCGCTGAAATTGGGTAAATCGCCGCTGCTAAATGCCGGTAAATTTACGTCATCGGAATATACATATACACCGGTTTCAATGGTAATGTTGGCTCTCAACGGTACCGCTCCATCCCAGCCCTGAGCTAGAGCTGCGGTACGCACATTGTAGTTGAGTGTAGATGCTGCAATAGAGTCTGTAAATCTAAATCGCTCGCCTACATAATTAAGTTCAATTAATCCTCCGGTGCCCGGAGCTCCGCTCCACGGTCCCTGAGTTCCTCGCTGAGTTCCACCACCTCCACCGCCGGCACCATAACCAGTACCACTCAATCCCGTAGCGCCCGTAGGCAACAATTTATTGCCGCCGTCGCCGCCCTGACCGGTGTTGGGATTGAAGGCATCGCCACCAACACCGCCGACCTGATCGGCGATATTTCCCGCACTATCGGGTCGGCCGGTTGAACCATCGCTGCCGGCATTGCCTATGGGTCCTCCGGGCGCGCCGCCCAGAGCTTTTGGATTTGCTGGTGTTATAAACCCATCGCCACCTTTGCCGCCACCGCTGGCAGCAACAGTACCAAATTGAGTAGTTCCGCCACGACCGGCATTGTCGGTTGTTATATCACCACCTTCACCAACAACATATGCTATAATTTGGCCGCTGCTTACCGATATAATTGATTCAATGTAACCGCCGCCGCCACCGCCCGCGCCACTGCCCGACCATTGAGTACTAACATAGCCCGCACCACCGGCTCCGCCACCGCCGTTTAATTTAACGGTGATGCTGCTAACTGTAGGCGCCACTGTTACGGTTCCACTGCCTTCGGTAATAATCTGAGTTATGGGAAACTTGTCCAAACCGGTTTCTGGATTGGGTTCCGGTATGTCTTGACCAACAAATCCACCCAGGCTACCGCCGGGAAATCTAAAGGTTGCAACATCAGAACTGCCGCCCTGTACAAATGGTATGACCTGATTGCGTTTTTTATTGTAGCTGTTTCTTATGCGTTGTGTGGCATAAAAGGTTCCGGTCACCGGTATGGCCGGTGACCCATAGTTAGCCTGAACTCTGATTACTACTGTGGTATCGGTGTTGGTGTCTGCACGATATCGTTGCGCAGAAAAATAGGGTCGCACCACAGTTTCGAAGCTTGAAGTAGTAACTGTGCTGGTGCTGGCCGCACTTGGTCGACTGATCCATTCACTGTCAAAGAATGCCTGCGGCCAGGTTCCCTGTAGTCGTACCTCTTGAAACAGAGATCCAGTAACCAGTGATGCGCTGACCGTGCTGGGAAAATTTAACCAGGTAGTGACCTGCGATGAATCAGTAGCAAAGGCATATTGTGCGCTGGTGATGCCACTGATTCCAGTAATGGCACTGGTACCGTCATAAAAAGTCAGATTAAATGTAAATGACTGTCTTTCATACACAGTAACAAATGTCGGTGGAACTAGCTGATATACTGGCATATTATGATCCTATGACTCCAGCCGTGGCCACCTGCACTAGATACGGACGATACAGCTTCTGTCCAATCATAGTAGCTACCTTGGGTCCGCGGCCGCCCGGAGTATAAACTCCGCCCGCCGGACGATTGCCATCGGCATTGAAGCTGATGCGAATCCAGAAACGTTCCTTGCCCTGTATGGTTTCAGTCTGCAACAGCAGCTGATCAAAGGCCAGATTGTCTTTGATCCAGCGAGCAATGTCATAGTATTCGGTGTTGGGCCGCTTGGGAAAGTCGATTTCCACGGCCTGACCAGTACCAAGCTGACCAGGATCGTCTTCTCGATAACCCACCAGTATGCGGGTATCCGGATATCGATCGATGATCGGATCTATGCAGTTTATAGCCAGGGCCTTCAAATTGGTGGCAATCTGCGGTCCAGTGAGGCGTCGGCCAGTGCTGCCGGTGGAATTGGTTCGGATACCACCCACACCCTGTTGACGACCATTGACGCTACCACCGCGGTCCGAACTCAGGCTGCCGTCTACAATGCCACTGACAGCCCGACCTGCCAACCCACCGGCCTGAGCAGCTAGCTGAGCCGAGTCTGTACCATACTGGGCCAATATGCTGCTGTACACCACATCGTTGACATAGGTACCGGCCGCATAACCTACAAGTCGTCTTACGTCGGTGCGCTGTCCCTGTATAGCGTTTTTAACCACCACACCAAACAAGTCGCCTACAATACGCGCACCCGCACTGGTGGTGCTGCCCAATCTTGCGTTGATGGAGGATGTAACTACATTGCTAACAACATAGCCCACAGCGGCTCCGCCGATGCCTCGAGCCAGGCGTTCATTGGCTGCGCGGTCGCCTTTGATTTCGTTGCTCAGCAGTTTTACTGTGATCATGGCTACTGCCTGCTGGGTATTGCTGGTGAGCTGTCCGCTGGACACTGCAAAGGTATAGCCCGCACCCAGAATAGTAAGACCGAGATTTTGTGCAAAAGTGCGGCCGCCGGCATTGGGATTGGTGACTGTGGCTGAAATAGCAGCAGCACCTACGCCGATGTAGCCAAGATTGCGTTTCTGTGCCTGAGTTAGATTGGGGTTGTTGGCTTTATAGGTGTCTAGGCCGATGTCCACCAGCGTAGGCAGAGTTCGTGCCAGCACGGTTAACCCATAGCCCAGAGGATAGCCCTGTTCGCCTCGCAGTCGTGTTATCGCAAGATTTTGTCCTAGTGTGCCGATGATTTTCTGGGTATTGCTGATGCCGGCCTGTTGAAGAATGGCATTGCTACCGGCAAATAACAGACCCAGACCCAGACGTTCTTTGAAGCCGAGATTTCTGTCACCAGCCGGAGTTAAAGCTACCGCAAATGCTGTGGTCAATCCTTTTAGTACTGCTTTGTTGGTGAACATACCCAGGGTAGTATTTTTGCTTAACTTTGCGCTTTCCGGTATAATCTTCATGCCCGTAAATTCCGCACTCTGCACTACTGTACCGGATCGTACGCCTGGTACAGAGATGTCGCTAAATGTGTAGCCGGATGACGCACGACCGGCATCGGCCGCTATGTCTGATGAACTGCGCACGCCGATGGCACCCAACACATCGTCGTTGGTTTTCTTGGTAAAATCCGAAACCGATGGATCTGCGCCGGTTGTTGATGCTCCGGTGCTCAGTCCACCGGGCTTGTTAAACCAGCTGTCAAGTTCATCTACGCCTGATTCAATTAATCCAGCCACCACCTGAGTAAGGCTCGGTGTAGGTGGTAGCAGTCCGGTGGGCAAGGCCACAGTAGTCAGCGGAGTACCGGCCAATCCAGTATTAAAGTAGACCTGTGAACCATCAATACTAACCAGGCTAATGGATTTTAAATCTAGGAAACCAAAACTCAGAGTCTGTTTGGTACCAACAACTGTGGTGTTATGATTTACACCAACATACACATCGTGATTTTTTAGTGCGGTAACTTTAAAATTATTGGTGGCAAACATGGTGATGTTACCAGGCAGCAAACTGGCCTGAGTTGGTGCAGTACCAGGCACACCGGAAAATGTGGCTTCCATGATGATGTTGCTGGCGCGAAGATTATAGTTGCCGCCCACACTGACGTTCATGTCGCCGCTGACTGAAAGATTGGCTCCGCCCTTTACGGTAATATAGGCATCACTTTCAGCTTCAATGACATAGTTACCCTTGACTTTTATGGTGCCATTGCCGCTGGCATAGATGTCGTAGTTGCCCATCACCGCCAGATCCTTGCCTTTGCTGGAAATTTCCTGATGGAATCCTTCTACCTTCTGCACCATGTTACCACCGGCACCAATTTCAAAATATGTGCCGGAGTTGTGATAGAGATGTATGCGTTCACGTCCCGGGGTATCATCAAATTCAATGACATGGCCGCCTTCGGTCTGCATGACCTTGTTGAAGGGATATTCGGCGTTAAACTGCGTGGATATTTCTTCGGTTTCCTGCATGCCCAGATAGGCGTCAATGGCAGCGCCCACCAGACGTCCGGCATTGCCAGCCAGGCCGCCGCCGAGATTGGCAATTTGATTGGTCTGAGCCTTTTCATAGACTACGGTACGAGCAATCTTTCCATTGAGAATGGTGGTAGTAAGATCCTGACCTGTGGCCAATTTATTGGTGTCGGGATGATTGGCATAATCGCAGGTCGGATAGATGCTAGCGGGATCATTGAATCCCTTTTCATTGCCAATTTTAGGATCGTTGAGCGGGCCGGCTACATTGGCATTGGGTGGTACCTGACGTCCGTTGTTGGGTGCTCGGGCTGCGATAGTAATGCCCTGGGGCTTGGTATAGGCTAATTGTCCACGAACGAAACTCTGTTTATTGTAGAGATTTTTACCGCCGCTGTTGAGAGCAGCATAGCTGATGGCATAGGCCATTTCCGGAGTAGCACCAAAGGCATCCGATGGATTTTTACCGCCCACGGCCCACATCTGCGCTCCGCCGGCGCCGCTGAGATGTGCGGCATGCAGCAGACCTGCGGCCACTCGCGGATCTTGATTGGGATTGATGATGCCGTTCTTTGACAGCTGCTTCCAATTTTTTTCCAACAGGTCAAACATCAAACGTTCCTGCAGATCTTTGTTCCGCAGGAAGGCTTCGGTGCTAGTGATACCGTCGGTGCCCTTCCATACTCCAGTGACATTGTTGGCCATGGCATTTTCTGAATAGCTTACCTGCTTGCCATTGCCGGCTCGAGCCCAATTTAAATATCCCTGGCTGGTCAAAACCTGTGCGCCAAACTGATACTTACCGATGAAATTCAAACTGTTTTTAATGCCATGCCCCTGTGTACCACCGGGCACACTACCACTTTCAGCATAGCCGATGCTGTTCATCAACACCTGCACATCGCTTTTACTCAGCGGCGGAAGATCACGAAGCACAAAACTGCTGGGCACCACACCCGTGCTAAAGTTATTGTTGCCGGTGTAGCCCGTGGGCAAGGTGCTGCTCTGGCCGGCAATGGACAACGATCCCCGGATGCTGCGCGCTACGGCATTGTAGTCCACCGGATGTATGTTGTCCTTGGTGGCAAAGTCAATGAGGTCCAGAGTTTGATCGCCGTTCTTCAAAGCCACTGACAGGATGGCGGTTCGTGCTGCGCGATCATAGGGCAAGATCCATAGATAGGCCTTGGCGGCCAGCGCAGTACGAAGTTTTTCTGAGTTGCTTTTCAGCTGTTCGATGTTGCCACGTCCACCCTGAATGTCGTTGGTACCCACGCTGATGATGGCAAATCGAGAATTTTGAATATTAGGGCTTTTCTGTACACTGGCCAGGACGGTGCCGGAAAATGCACCCACAGTAGCCAGCTGTGAAACACCGGCTCCACCGCTGAGTCTAGCCAAACTACCACCCACACCCAGAGCAATGCTATCACCAACTACTGCAAACACCGGTCCGGTGTTGTTGGTGGGTACTGCTGTTACGGTGTTGCTGGTGCTCTGCACAATCTTCACGGGCTCGCCACGGCTGTCCAGCACCGGATTGCCGTTCTCATCCTTGCGCACATCATTGGCAAACAATTTTTCTAAAGTGTTGTTGGCCGTACATGCTTCGGTAGGTAATTTAAAGCCCGCAAATGTACCCATGATGATGGGCTGCTGACAGTCTTTACCGTCGGCAAAGAAACCCATGACCCAGCTGCCGGGCATGGCACCCAAGGGAGTAGTGCCCACACCGCTCATGGCCGCGGATGTAATGGGCTGCATGGGTATGGCCCAGGGCAGATCCGCAGTGGGTAAAAGATCGGTGTTATCGGTATGATATCCAAATATGCGTACCTGACACCGACCCAGGAGTGCGGGATCGTTGCGATTTTCTACCACACCGATCCACCAAAAGAAGCCGTCGCGACCGTAGAGATTATTAGCTGACACCGTCATTAGTTATTCCATCCTTTGGTTTTTTGTACTGAGTCTTTGCAGACTTCCATGATCATTACGTGCTTGAGATGATTGAATTTATGATGTATTGC